AAAGAAATCCGCGACAACTTTAATCGTATTTTCACGCTGCTGGATAACAAGGCGGACAAGTGACCTTCGACCAAGTTTTCGACAAGTTGATCAACCACGAGGGCGGGTACGTCTTCAACCCGCACGACCCCGGTGGTGAAACGAAGTTCGGCATCTCCAAGCGCAGCTACCCGCATCTGGACATCCACTCCCTGACCCTCGCGGATGCCAAGACCATCTACAGGCGCGACTTCTGGGACCGGGCACAGTGCGACAAGCTGCACCCCGACCTCGCGTTCGACTTGTTCGACGGCGCTGTGAACAGCGGCATCGGTCAGGCGATCCGGTGGCTGCAACGGGCAGTTGGTGTCGCTGACGATGGGGTGGTCGGACCCTTGACGCTCGCCTCGATCAACCGTGAGAATGACACCAGCGCCATCCGGGCACGGTACAGCGGGCACCGCCTGGACTTCATGACAAGACTGTCCACATGGGACGTTTTCGGGAAGGGGTGGGCGCGGCGGATCGCGTCCAACCTTCAATCTGTAGGTAAGTAACCAAGGAACCATCATGCAAAATATCGTCGTCATCCTCCAACTGATCCCCGCCCTCGTTGCCGCGCTCAAGGCCATCGAGGACGCCATCCCCGGCTCCGGCATGGGGGAGCAGAAGCTGTCGGCTGTCCGCGCCATGCTCGAAGTCATCGACGGCAGCATCAGCAATCTGTGGCCGCAGATCAGCGGTGTGATCGGCGTGCTGGTCAACCTGTTCAACGCCACGGGCGTGTTCAAGAAATCCTGACATGAGACGGCTCCTTGACTTTTTCGACCTGTTCCGCAAGGGCGCGGCTGTCAGTGAGCCTGCCCTGTGGAAGAACCGTAGTGCGCTGGTCCTGGCGCTGACTGCCCTGATCCTGACCGGGTGCCGAGTTGCTGGAGGGTTTGGCTATGTCCTTCCCATCACGGAGACTGATGCGGCCGGCATTGCTACTGCCATTGCTGTGGTTGTCGGCCTGTTCAGCACCTATACCACTTCTGACAAGGTTGGAGTCCTTCCGCCTAAGCTGCCGACCGACAGCTTCCCCCCACTGGACCCAGCAGTCCCCGAGCCTGAGAAGCCTCGATCCAGCGAACCCTTCAACGCTGAACGCGGAAGTTGATGGCGGGATGCTGGGAATCCGGTGCAGATTCTGAATCAGTTGATCTGATCTGTTGCGTTTTCCATTAGTAGGTGTAATATTGCACAACGTACCGGCGCGATCACCGGGTTCCGCAAGGAAATTGAATGTCTGAAGAATTGCAAGCAGCGGTTGAAACCCCCGCGTCGGAATCTGAGGTCACGGCGACACCAGAGACTGAGGTTATTGAAACGCCGGTAGAAACGCCAGCGCCAGCACCCAAAACCTTCACTCAGGAGGAATTGGACGCAGCGATTGGCAAAAGGCTTGCGCGAGAGCAGCGCAAATGGGAACGGGAACATCAGACGGTTGCAGCACCACCTCCCCCGGTGGACTTGCCACCCGCCGAGCAGTTTGAGTCAGTCGAGGCTTACGCCGAAGCACTGGCCCAGAAGAAGCTCGAACAGCGGGAGCAGGCGCGGCAGCAGTCCGAGATTCTTGAGAGCTACCATGAGCGTGAGGAAGAGGCTCGTGGGAAGTACGATGACTTTGACCAAGTGGCGTACAACCCGAACCTGCGAATCACGACCGCGATGGCTCAGACGATCCAGGCTTCGGACAGTGGTCCCGATGTGGCTTACTACCTCGGAACCAACCCGAAAGAAGCGGACCGTATTTCCAAGTTGCCACCTTTGGTGCAGGCCAAGGAAATCGGGAAGATCGAGGCCAAGCTGGCGTCTGATCCCCCGGTGAAGAAAATTTCGAGTGCCCCGGCTCCCATCGCGCCGGTCACTGCCCGTTCGGTGGGTTCGCCCACCTACGATACAACCGATCCTCGGTCTGTGAAGACCATGAGTACGTCGGACTGGATCGCAGCGGACCGTGCCCGACAGATCAAAAAGCTGGAAGCACAACGGCTTCGTTAACCAACGCAAAGGAAACCTGAAATGGCCAATTCTCTCTTAACCATCGACATGATCACCCGCAAGTCGCTGGAAATCCTCGAAAACAATCTGGTGATCAGCCGGAACTGCAACCGCCAGTACGATGACTCGTTCGCCGTGCAGGGTGCCAAGATCGGCTCCACGCTGCGTATCCGCCTGCCCGACCGCGCCCTGGTCACGGATGGTGCCGCGCTGCAAGTGCAGGACGACAACGAGCAGTACACCACGCTGTCCGTCGCCAGCCAGAAGCACATCGGCATCAACTTCACCAGCGCCGAACTGACGATGCAGTTGGACGACTTCGCGGAACGTGTTCTCAAGCCACGTATCTCGCAGTTGGCCTCCTCCATCGACGCTGACGTTGCGACGGCTTACAAGTCGATCTACAACTCGGTCGGCACCCCCGGCACCACTCCCGGCACCTCGCTGGTCCTGTTGCAGGCCCAGCAGAAGCTGAATGAGTTCGCCACGCCGATGTCGCCGCGCTACGCAACCGTCAACCCCGCTGCCAACGCTGGGCTGGTCGAAGGCATGAAAGGTCTGTTCAATCCGACCGATACCGTGTCCCGCCAGTTCAAGAACGGCATGATGGGCACGGGCGTTCTCGGCTTCGACGAGATCAACATGAGCCAGTCCATCGGGATGCACACCACGGGCGCATGGGGCACGACCATCACCTCCACCGGCACCCTGTCAACGCAGGGTCAGGCCACGCTGCCGATCTCCTTCACGGGTTCGAGCAAGACGTGGAAGCAGGGTGATGTGTTCACCATCGCTGGCGTGTATGCGGTCAACCCGCAGACCCGTCAGTCCACCGGCTCGTTGCAGCAGTTCGTCGTCACCGCCGACCTGACCGCCTCGTCCACCGGCACCCTGAGCATCTCCCCGGCGATCTACACCGCCGACCATGCCCTGGCGACTGTGGACTCGTTCCCGCAGGCGACCGCTGTGGTCACGATGCTGGGCAGTGCTTCGACGCAGTACGCGCAGAACCTGTCGTACCACAAGGACGCGATCACGCTGGCGACGGCTGACCTGCTCCTGCCGCAGGGTGTGGACATGGCTTCGCGCCAGACCCACAACGGCATCTCGATGCGAATCGTGCGTCAGTACGACATCAACAACGACCGGATGCCGTGTCGTGTTGACGTTCTGTACGGCTACGCTGCGATTCGTCCTTCGATGGCGACCCGCATCTGGGGCTAACCTGACCGGGGCCTCGGCCCCTGTCTCCCACATTCACATTTTTGGAGAAACATCATGAAAAATTCCCTTCTTGCCCTCATTGGGTTTTTGCTTGCACCGCTGATGAACCTTCGTCTGGGTGTGATTCCCTCAGTTGGCGGCGGTTATCAAGTTGGCGACGGCAACCTCAACGAAGTCTCGCTCGACTACTCCCCCGCGCCCCCGGCCAAGACCGCTGCGGCAACCTTGACGATGGCCGAGTTGACCTCGGGCATCATCGCTTGCACCTCCTCGGGCAACTATTCCTTGACGACGATGACCGGCACGGAAATCGACGCCGCTCTGCTCAATGCCAAGGTCGGCTCCACGTTTGAGTTGGCAATCAACCACGCGTCTGCCACCAACGTGATCACCCTCGCGGGTGGCACGGGTGTGACCGTGGTCGGGCTGGCGACGGTCACGGGTATCACCAGTGGCTCGTTCGTCTTCCGCAAGACGGGTGTGGGCACATGGTCTGCCTACCGCGTCTGACCTGAAGGACTTCGGTCTGACACTCTAAAAGGACAGGGGACTTCGGTCCCCTGTATCACATGGTCATCTACCTTCGACACCCCCTCCACGGCACCAAGGTTGCAATTTCCGAGATTGAGGCAGAATATGACCTCAAATATGGATGGTTGCCGTACAATCCAGATACGCCCGTCGAGGCGGCTCCAGTCAAGAAACCGGATGGCAGGTTAAAGGCAAACCGGCGCAAGCCCGTCGAAGGAGCAGAAAATGGCATCAGCGGGTGAAATCATCAATGGGTCGCTCCGACTGATCGGGGCACTGGCCGAAGGAGAGGTGCCTTCTGCCGAAACCGCCGCTGATGCACTGCTGGCGTTGAACCAGATGATCGACTCGTGGAACACCGAGCGTCTGATGATATACAACACCATCGACCAGATTTTCACTTGGCCTGCTGACGAAATCACCCAGACCCTCGGACCCACGGGTGACTTTGTGGGTCTGCGTCCCGTGGCACTTGACGACTCCACGTACTACCGGGATGCGTCCACGGGTGTCTCGTTCGGCATCAAGTTCATCAACCAGCAACAGTACGATGGGATCGCGGTCAAGACCGTGACCTCCACGTATCCACAGGTCATGTGGATCAACATGGAGTACCCCGACATTGCGATGACCATCTACCCGAAGCCCACACGGGCGCTGGAGTGGCATTTCGTGTCTGTTCAGGAACTGACGCAACCCGCCACGCTGGCAACGGAACTCGCGTTCCCTCCCGGCTACCTGCGTGCGTTTCGATACAACCTCGCCCGTGAGATTGCCGCTGAGTTTGGCATTGAGCCTCCTCGCACCGTGTCCCAGATTGCGAACGTGTCCAAGCGCAACCTCAAGAGCCAGAATAACCCCGGTGACATCATGAGCATCCCGTATGCCATCATGGTCAGTCGCCAGCGGTTCAACATCTTCGCAGGTAACTACTGATGAAGACGCCCATCCTCGGAGGCTCCTATGTCGCACGCAGCGTCAACGCTGCGGACTCGCGCATGGTCAACCTTTTTGCCGAGGGCATCCCCGAAGGTGGCAAGGATGCGGCATTTCTGAACCGCGCACCCGGCCTGCGGCTCCTCGCCACGGTGGGCGATGGTCCCATCCGAGGACTGTGGCGCATGGGGGACTACGGGTACGTGGTATCCGGCAAGGAGTTGTACCGGCTGAACCCGGACTGGACCTCCCTGTACATCGGGAACCTGTCTGGCACCGGACCCGTGAGCATCGCGGACAACGGGACGCAGATGTTCATTGCCTGCAATGGCCCCAGCTTCATCTACAACTCGACCACTGAGGAGTTTGCCCAGATTGCCGACACTGACTTCCCCGGCGCGGTGACGGTCGGCTACCTTGACGGGTACTTCGTGTTCAACGAGCCGCAGAGCCAGCGGGTATGGGTCACGAGCTTGCTGGACGGAACTGCCATCGACCCGCTGGAGTTCGCCAGCGCCGAAGGCTCCCCCGACCAGTTGGTCGCTGCCATCGTGGACCACCGGGAGGCATGGCTGTTCGGAACCAACTCCATTGAGGTCTGGTATGACGCGGGGAGCGCGGACTTCCCCCTCCAGCGCATCCAGGGCGCATTCAACGAGATCGGCCTTGCTGCCGCGTACTCTGTCGCCAAGCTGGACAACGGTCTGTTCTGGCTCGGGTCTGACTCCCGTGGTCAGGGTATCGTCTATCGCTCCAACGGGTACACCGGCAAGCGCATCTCGACCCATGCCGTCGAGTGGCAGATTCAGCAGTACGGTGACATCTCGGATGCCATCGGGTACACGTACCAGCAGGACGGTCATGCCTTCTACGTGCTGGTGTTCCCCTCTGAGGACACCACATGGGTCTATGACGTTTCCACGGAACTGTGGCAGGAGCGTGCAGGGTTCCACGAGGGTCAGTTTGTGCGCCACCGTGGAAACTGTCAGATGGCTTACAACGGCGAAGTGGTCATCGGGGACTTCGAGAACTCGAACGTCTATGCCTTCGACCTGAACGTCTACGCTGACAACGGCTCGATCCAACGCTGGCTCCGGTCCTGGCGTGCGCTGCCCACGGGCAAGAACGACCTGAACCGCACCGCACAGCACACTCTGCAACTGGACTGTGAAACGGGCGTTGGCTTGAACACGGGACAGGGGTCGGACCCTCAAGTGATGCTCCGCTGGTCGGATGACGGTGGGCACACATGGTCCAACGAGCATTGGTCCAGCATGGGCAAGATCGGCAGGTATGGATACCGGACCTTCTGGCGCAGGTTGGGCATGACCATGAAGATCAGGGATCGCGTGTACGAGGTGTCCGGGACTGACCCGGTGAAGATCACCATCATGGGGGCGCAGTTGATCCTGTCGCCCACCCGGCAATGAATGTCACGAGCATTCCCGCCCCGCGTGTCCCGTTCATTGATGAGCGTACCGGACTGATTTCGCGTGAGTGGTACAGGTTCTTCCTGAATCTGTTCACCCTGACGGGCAGCGGCACCACGGATGCCTCGTGGACTGACCTCCAGTTGACCCCCACGACCCAACCGTTCATGGTCGACGTTGATCTGCAAGGGATGGGGTCTGTGTGTCCGGTGTGTCAGAGTGTCACCCCATCAGATGACCCCGCGTTGCAGGTTCTGCCTGCGTACCCGGTGCCAACGGATGATGCTGCCCTGATCCCCGGCTCTCCCGAGCAACGGGTGCAGGACTTGATCATCCCCTCGTACCCCGAGATGGTCCTGCCGGATGTTCTGACCCCCATCGACCCCCTCGGGATTCTCCAGCGTGTTGATTCGCTGGTGTCGGACATGCAGAGGTTGACCCTGGCACCTCCGTTCGTTCCCGTACAGACAACCTCATCCACCGACACCCGGCGCGGGTCGATCCGCAAGTACTCGACCACTCAGACCATCGGGACGCTGGGTGCCAGTTACGTGGCGATCACAGGGTACGATGCCAGCGGGTTCACATCCGGCAGCGGTGTGACGACTGACCTGACCAACGGGACGCTGACCCCTGCCTACGCGGGGGACTACATGTTCGTCATGAACGTATCTCTCCAGTTTGATTCGAGTGCATTGGGTCGAATCTTCGCCGTGCGGGTGTACGACACGACTGCATCGGCGGCACTGACCAATGTGGCGATCACCCCGTTTGTGGCACCCGACCTCGTGGGCTACACATTTGGTGTCACATTGCCGTTTACGATCTCATCTTCGCAAGTCGGTCATGCACTTCGTCTTGAGATTGGTGCGGGGAGTTCCTTCACCACAACCACTTGCCCCAATGCCACCTTCGCCATGTACTCGGTAGGACTAGTATGACAACCAACATCGCACCCCAACCCAAACTCCAGTTCTTCGACGCGAACGGCGCGCCCCTGTCGGGTGGCAAGCTGTACACATACGCCGCTGGAACGACCACGCCGCTGGCAAGCTACACCAACTATGGTGGTGGCACTGCCAACGCGAACCCGGTCATTCTGGACTCCCGTGGTGAGGCGTCTGTGTGGCTCGGGACGGGCATGTACAAGATGGTCCTGAAGACCTCTACGGACGTTGAGGTCTGGACCGTGGACAACCTGAACGGCGCTGATGCCGCCACGGTCGCAGCCACACTGGCGACCCTTGCAGCGTCCGGTGGCGCAGACCTGATCGGCTGGTCCTCTGGTGTCAGCAGCCCCATCACCCAGACCGTGCAGGACAAACTGCGCCAGATGATCAACGTGAAGGATTACGGTGCAGTGGGTGACGGCACCACGGATGACACTGCTGCGATCCAGGCCGCGATTGACGAGTTCCAAGGCGCTGGGAATGGTGGGATCGTGTACATGCCACCGGGCCGGTACAAGATCACCAGCAACCTGACGATCACATGGCCGCACGCCACCTCAGAGGACTCGGGCAACGAGGTCGCCCTGCGCGGGGCTGGCTCGGGTCTGACCATCCTGCTGGACTACCGCACCTCAGTCTCGACAGGAGGCTGCGTCAGTTACGACTTCAGCGGGTACACCGGAGCAGAACTCAACTCCCGCTACCTGCTGACATGGATCGGCGGGTTCTCGATCATCAAGATGGTGAACGCGACCACCATCGCAGGCGACATCATCGCCCCCGGCACCGGCACTGGACTGTACATGAACTGTGTTATATCAGGGACGGTGTGGGACTTACACATCAGGGGTCATGAGATTTGCATCGAGGCGATCAACTGCCTTGGGGGCGCATTCCGCGACCTGCTGCTGTCTCAGGCTGATATTGGACTGTCTTTGACTGAAGCAACTCCTGTTACGGTAGGTGGAGGTCAATCGCCCCCGAACGCTGTGGTGGTGGACCACTGTTCGATCAACATCTGTCGCACCGCTGGTGTGGACATCCTTGGCGGGAACGTGGGCATCTGGGGATGCTCGTTCTCATTCGACGGGATCAACACCCCCACAGGAGGAGGGGTCCGAAACAAGTATCAGGATGTGTTGTGTAAGCAATTGACAATTGACCACTGTATGTTTGAGTCCAATGGTGGGCTTGCTGATGTGGTGATTGATGGCACTCTCACAGCATCCACTTGTTCAGTGTTAGTGTCCAACAGTACGTTCATTAGAAACTACCCGACAACCTCACTGAACCCTACAAATAATATTGCTGTGGTGTTGGGTGCAACCTCATACTGCAACTTCTCTGCCATTGGCAACGGGTTCCGCAGGTACACGGGAACCGCTGGGTCAGGCACCAAGAACATTGAGTTCCTTGGTTTAGGTTATGCAAACTCTCGGTCAGTCATGATCGGCAATACGTTCTACGATGCCAACGACTCCCCCGTCCCCGGTGGTGGTGCAGTCAGCGGTGCCCTGGTTGCCACCAGCTTGGCGCTCCAGACCCCGGATGGGGTCTATGCGCCCGTGATCAGTCCTGTGACGGGCAGCAACTGGATTGACATTGCTGATGCCGTGACCGTGATTGGTGGCGCTGCCGGGGGGATAATCCCCAACGACAACAACAGCGAGTTCCTGGGCTACCCCGCATCGGGCACTGCACGGCATTGGGCTGGTGTCTTTTCCCGTGAGTTCTTTGTGGGAGACACCGAAGTCAGTATCATCACCGGAAGCGGCGCACCTTCTGGTGGTGACGGCAAACCCATCGGGACTCTGTACCTGAACACCGCAGGGGGTGCCTCGACAACCCTGTACGTCAAGACCGGCGCATCCACCTACACTGCCAAGTAAGGAGCAATCATGACAGTCACCGCAAAAGTCCTCATCCCTGCCAAGATTGCTGAATCTTCGCAGACCACCCAGTACACCGCGACGAACGTCACGACGATCATCGACAAGTTCACGGCGACCAACTACTCCGCTGGAGCAGTGACGATCAGCGTGAACATCGTGACCTCGGGTGGCTCCGCTGGCAACGACAACCTGATCACCAAGACCAAGTCGCTCCAGCCTGCGGAGGTCTACACGTTCCCCGAGATCGTGGGTCAGATTCTGGCTCCCAGCGGGTTCATCTCGACCATCGCCAGTGCGGCCACATCTGTCAACATTCGGGCATCTGGGCGCGAGGTGACCTGATGACCGATACGGTTGAAGTCGTTGAGCAGGAACGACCCCTCGATATGAGGGATCGGGTGCTTGCGCTTCAGTCCGCGCTGGTCCAGATGCCGCAGTACGAGCCGGTCACGGAACACTACTTTCACGGTGGGATGTACTGCCGCAAGGTGTTCCGTCATGCTGATGTGACAGTGGTGGGCAAGGTCCACAAGAAGGAACACTTCTACATGATTGTCAGTGGTACGGTTGCCGTGACCACCGACGACGGTGTTCAGGTCATCACGGGTCCGCACCTGTTGTGCAGCAAGCCGGGAACCAAGCGGGTGGTCTACTCGGTCACGGATGCCCTGTGCATGACGTTCCATCGGGTCGATTCCACGACCGTTGAGGACGCAGAGGAAGAACTGGTCGAACATGACCCCGCATCCATGTTCACCATCGGGAACAAACTGAAGAACGAGGTGTTGAAATGACATTCATGGTTGCTGCTGCTATTGGAGGTGGGGCCTCAATCCTCGGTGGACTGCTCGGCTCCAAGGGTGCGAGTAGTGCTGCGAACACGCAGGCGCAGGCCGCGACAGATGCGGCACGGATTCAGGCGGAATCCGCCGACAAGGCGCTGGCGCTTCAGAAGCAAATGTACGAGCAGCAGGTTGCTCGGAACCAGCCCTACGTTGGCGCGGGACTCTCTGCCCAGAACCGTCTGATGTCCATGCTGGGACTCCAGGCTGATCCCCGGTACGCTGGATCGGCATCGACGAACGCCCTGTACCAGCAGCCTCAGTCTGCTGCGACCTCGATGCCGCAGCCTGCGATGCAGACCCGTGAACAACTGCGCCAGCAACTTCTGGCGCAGTACACGACCCCGGCAACCCCCGGCGAGATGGTCAACAACCCCGGCATGGACGGTGGCGGCTACACCATGTCAGGCGGCACCCCCGCTTCGGTGGATGAGGCTGCGTTGAACGCGGCAGTTGACCAGTTGTATGGTCAGCAGCAGGCACAGCAGCAGCAATGGCAGGCGAGTCAGGCACAGATGGGTCAGGCTGGCACGATCCCCGGTGAAGACCCGTACTACGGGATGTATGCCAACGGGTATCAGGCGGCACCGGACCTGATGGTCGGGAACTACCAAGACCCCGGCGACTTCAGCATGGAGAAGTTCCAGCAAGACCCCGGCTACGCCTTCCGCATGAGCGAGGGTCTGAAGGCGCTGGATCGCACCGCTGCTGCCCGTGGTGGTCTGATCTCCGGTGGTGCCCTGAAGGCTGCATCCCGGTACGGTCAGGACATGGCCTCGCAGGAGTACCAGAACGCATTCAATCGGTACAACCAGAACCGCACCTACAACTCGGGGTTGTTCAACACGAACCGTGCGTATCAGACGGGTCAGTACAACCAGAACCGCAACTTCAACACGGACCTGTACCAGACCAACCGGACCAACGCACTCGCGCCCCTCGGCTCCCTCATGTCCTCGGGTCAGAACGCCGCGAACAACACGGGTGCCGCTGGTCAGAACTACGCAAGCAACGCCAGCAGCACGTACCAGCAGGCCGGTAACGCTGGCGCTGCCGGGATCAACGCTGCGGGTCAGTCGAACGCTGCTGGTCAGATGGGTGTGGCGAACAGCCTTGGCAACGCGGTCAACACGGCGGCGAGTTCGTACAACCAAGCGAACCTGCTCAATGCACTTCGAGGGTCAACGCCACAGGTAGCGTCATACGGGACGCTTGATGGTACGTATGACTACACTCCCACAGCAAACAGAATCGGGATGTACTGATCATGGCACTCAACGAACTCATTGCCCAAGGTGCCCAATTCAAGGCACCCGACCTGCTGGGTCAATACGCGACCATGCAGACCCTTCAGCAGGGGATGCAGCAGAACCAGATGAACCAATTGAACATGACCGAGAAGTCCCGGTCCCTCGCAGAGCAGGAGGGTCTGAGGAACTATCTGCGGTCAAATCCGAACCTTGACACCCCTGAAGGACTCCAGGGACTCAACCAGTACGGTGGTGCAGGTCAACTGCTGCTCGGGTCACGGATCAAGCAAAAGCAGGAGATGGCTTCGGCTCAGAAGTCTGCTGCCGATGCGGGAAAGACCGAGTACGAAACCACGCGGATGAAGTTGACTGACTCGCTCAAGGATGCCGCTGGTCTGACCACCCCCGGTGCTGCCATCACGCATATTCAGAACGCCGCAAGAGAAGGCAAGATTCCACAAGACAAGGCTGAACAACTGCTGGCGACGATCCCTCAAGACATCGAGGGGTTCGGAAAGTGGCGGCAGCAGATGATGTTCAATCTCCTGAGCGCACAAAACCAACTGGAACAGCACTTCGGGAGTATTGACAACGGTCAGACAATCACGCAGTTCTCGGTGCCAAAGTATGCCCCTGGTGCGACCCCGAATGTGATTGCCCAGCAGCAGAAGCAACTGACCCCTGGCGCTGCTGAAGCCAACGACATTGCGCGTGGAAACCTTGAGGTCAACCGTGGCAGGCTCAAACTTGCCGAAAAGACTGCTGAGAACAAGGTCAGCGTTGCCGACACCAAGAAGCAGGAGGCGACGGGTCAACTGGATGACATCGTGGCATCCCTGAACGCGCAGTACGATGCGCTGGAAAAGGGTGGAGGGATCGTTTCGACCGACAAAGGAACCCTGTCAAATCTCGCGGCTTCTGCTGAAGCGTCCGCCCTTGGTCAGTACGTCGGCAAGGCGCTGGGTACACAGAATCAGTCTGCCCGTAACCAGATCGGCATGACCCGTCCGCAGTTGTTGATGGCGATCAAGAATGCCAGAGGGATGACCGCGAGGCAACTTGACTCGAACGCTGACTTGAAACTCTGGCTGCAAGCAGCTACGGACCCGCAACTTGACGTTCAGGCAAACCGTGCGGCGCTGAACAACATCGTCAATTTCATCGGCAAGCGGAGTGCTGCACCCACCACAACCGCCCCAGCGTCTACCAGCAAGACTTCCGCCCCTCCTGCCGGCGAGATGGCGGAAGCGTTGAGGTGGGCAAAAGCCAACCCGAACGACGAGGATGCCAAGCGGATCATTCGTGAATTTGGAGGACGATGATGGCTTTCGACCCCAAGGCTTTCCTGAGCAAGTACGGTTCTGACGCAGACGCTGGTCAGATCATCCCCGACACAGGTCTTCCGAATGGACCTGCTGACATGGTGTCCATCACGGGTGGAAAGCCGACACCGCAGTCTCGCTACCAGCAGGATGTGATTGCTCTTACCCGTGAGAAGTCGCGCTCCGGTATGACCGAGGCACAGCGAATCGCGTATGAAGACGCTGACAGGGAACTCGCCGGTCGTGCCAACGGCGAGGGTGGTGCCCCGTTCCGTGAGGATCGGCTGGAGTTCGACCCCAAGGCGTTCCTTGCAAAGTACTCCAAGCCTTCGCAACAGCCTACTGCACCACCAGCGGTCCAAGCGAAGACCCCCACAGAGGCACCCAAAGCCCCGCAGGAGGCGTCTTGGGGCAATGTGGTCAGGAGTGCCCCTGTCAAGGCACTCGCAGGCGTTGCGGACACGTTGTACAACGCACCAGAGAACTTGGTCAACCTGAGCAAGATGGTCTATGGTGCGGGTGCCACTGCGCTGGGTCGCCCCGACCTCGCTCCGAATGTCACCGCACCGACCAATGTGGCGCAGAACGCTCTGACCCGCATGGGTGCCATCGCACCGACCGAGAACATGACCACCGGGCAACGGATCGTGGACACCGGGCTGCAAGCTGCAACCACGGGTCTGATCAACCCGGCCAGCGGGGTCCGCAACGCGATGTCGAATGTGGTCAAGGGTGGCATTGCCGGGACCATTGGGCAGACCGCTACGGAGGCCACAGGAAGCCCTCTGGTCGGGCTTGCCGCTGGCATGGCTACCCCTGCCCTGCTCGAAGGTCGTGCAGCCTCCACGGCAGCGGCAGCGCAGTCGGCTCAGGCACGCAACGCGGTAAGAGACCAGACGCTTCAAGCAGGTCAGCAGCAGGGTCTGATGGTCACTCCTGGCAGCGTCAAACCGACAGCATCAAGGGTGGCAGCAGAACAGATTGCAGGCAAGTCGCGGGTTGAGCAGCAAATCTCCATGAAGAACCAAGAGGTCTTCGACTCACTTGCTCGTCGGGCTGTCGGGTTGCCCGAGAACGCTGCGCTGACAGTACCTGCGATGAGGGCTGTACGTGCAGAGGAATACACCAAAGGATATGTACCTTTGACGCAGGCTGGTCCGATCCCAACAGATCAGACATTCAAACAGCAGTTGGTGGATATTGCAGGCAAGTTCACTGGACCATCCAAGTCATTTCCAGGGGCGATGCCAGATGAAGTCAAGAAACTCGTCGGATCACTTCGAGTCGGCCAGTTCGATGCTGCTGACGGCATCCAGATGTCCCAGACCTTGCGAGATGCTGCATCGGGCAGTTTTCGGCAAGGGAACAATGGTCTGGGTCATGCCCAGATTGCGGCATCACGGGCGATTGAGGATCAGATTGAGAGGCAACTGGCCGCAATGAACAACCCTCAAGCGGCTCAGATGCTCCAGCAGTTCCGGGACTCTCGGGTTCGCATGGCCGTGAGTCATGCTGTCGAAGATGCCATCCATGTCGGCTCGGGCAGCATCGACGCATCCAAACTGGCATCCGACCTCCAGAAAGGGAAGATGCTGACCAATGAACTGGAGACTGCCGCACGGTTTGCCAACACGTTCAAGAACGTCAGCAAGTCCCCTGCCAACATCGGCACCCCTGGTGCAGGCAGTCTATTCGGTACGGGTCTTGGAAGCACTGTTGGTGCAGTTACAGGTGCTGTCCTTGGCGGTCCCATTGCTTCCGTGGCGGGTGCTGCAACACTTCCCGCGTTGTCAGCAGGAACACGGGCTTATCTCCAGTCGGCCCGTGCCCAGCGGAATGCTCTTGCACCCTACAGGGTCGATCCCCTGCTGGCGCAGCAACCCAATAACCCCGCGCTTCGTAATGCCCTTATCGGTCTGACTGTTGCTGACTGACCCCAGGGTAGCGTCCTCCGATCCACTGAGTCTTGTAGGGTGACGGTGGGATCGGCAGCGGCTTGACTCGTTGATGTACGTAGGGCACACCTGTCCAGTAGCCCCATATTTGCACCTTACCGCTGCCCTGTGCGACCACCTGCGCGGCTTTCTGCTCCTCCAGTGTTTTCAGGCGCTTCCACACCGACCTCGTTGGCAAGCCGAGTGCGGTTGCCATCTTGCCTACGGTGGACGGCAGCAGGCGCATGATCGCCTCGCGCTGTTTCTGTGTCATTGCTCTGCTTGTGTCATTGCGCTGGTTCATGGTTGCTCCTTCAGTGCGCGGATGGCTTCGGCGCAGGTTGCAGCGGATTTGCGCTGCTGAAAAGTCAGTTGGTGTGCAGATATGTCGACGCACACCTCCGCAGCCCGCTCCAGCGCGGCATCGGTGG